GAGTATTGACGAGCTCAATCAAAAGATATTAGGTGAGGGCTATGATTGGGCAGCGTCTCAGTACTTCAAACTGAATCACAAGAACTAGGCCCCAAGAAACTTTCCTTCATCACCTGTGACAACTGTGGCAAAGAACAAGTATATGGGAAATTCCAAGTGAAATGTCGTGATTGCGGAAAAGCTTTTTCAATGGCCAAACTAGAAAAATTCTTTTCAAAGGGTAAATAATAATGGAAGACTTAATTAAGATTGCTGTCAATGGACAGTGGATTTTAGAAAAAGCAAGTAAGCCGGATGTACAAAAAATGGTTGAAGAGTTCTTACGGCAAAAGAATGCTGCTAAAGCTGCACCTCGTGAACCACCTAAAAATCCACTGCAGAACCTTCGTCCTGTGCAACATCAGACAGGCAACAACCCAGAGTGGAGCAAAGAACAATTAGCAGCTTTTCGCGCAGGGATTCCCCCTGATGTTGTTGATAAAGCAAAACCACAATCTATTCCCCAACAAGCAAATCGTACCTCTCCTGTTGCAAAATTAAATGCAGAGCAGCAGCAAGACGATGAAAAAGCAAAAATTGCTCAAGGACGAAAGGCTGCTTGGGAAGCAGGCGTTGCTTTTCTTGCGCAGCATGGAGAAAAAGGTTACAAAGCTCTTCAATCTCACATGGAGCAGCGCAAGGCACTTGATCTCGCGCATGAAAAAGGCAGCTTACCTAAACCAGTAAAACCAAACCTAATGCCACCACAAGAATACTCTATCGATGATAATGGACAACGAGTAGCCCGCGAACGACAAGGCACTTTTCACAATCAAGGCGCAAGAACGACAGGAAAAGTCGTTCTAACAAATTTCAGTTATCCAGACAAAGAGACAGGTGAGATGAAATTTGGCAAGAGACCGCAGCAAGAAGAACATCACTGGCGCTGGGACCATAACAACAAGAAATGGGAACACGTCAAGACCGTATTAGTGAGTCCAAATCGTTAACGACCAATCTCAAAATCACCATCTGAATCGCCTGCCTCAAAAATAGATTCGCCATCAAGATCTTTTCTTAAATTAGCGAATTCTTCACTATTCTTAATCTTGTTCATAGCCTCTTTTTCAATCTTCTTAACTGTTTCTACTGAGAGACAGTTAAGAGCCGCGACTTCAATATCAGACAAGGTCTGCTCAGTTGCAAGCTCATCAATATATCTAAAAAAGCAATAATTCGCGGTCTGGCTATTGACTGCCCATGGACATCCTGGTAAGGCATTTTCTTCTTCCTCAGTGAGTTCTCTTCCAGCAGTACGAATAGCGCGCAAACGCATTACAGCCAATGGGCAAAAGCTTTCAGGTGCTTCTTCAAGCTGACGAGGACAACGCTCGTCCATTTTAATTTTTTTGATCATCTGGCAGAACTTGGTCAATATCAGGATTATCGATTCCAAGAGTAATTAATTTTGGCATTAATGTAATTACTACCTGAGGAATATTAGAAGCGTCACCATACACTGTGACATCTTTTACGTTTAAGATTTTTACTCCATCAATCCAAACACCATTTTCAGAATCAATAGGAGAACGTTTAAGAACTATTTTAACTTCAGACATTAGTGAACCTCCATATCAGATGAACGAACATCTGTCTTAGTCTCCACAGGCTCTGCAGGCTCTGCAGGAACAGGATTGCGAATCGCAAGAAGCTCTACCACATGATCTTCACCATTCAATTGACATGAAACTTTCGTACCAACAGACTTACCCGCTAGATCTCTAATAAGAGCAGGAACGCCACAGTCAGCGAGTCTGATACGAGATCTAAAAATACCAGCACCGCCATCATTAGCTGTAGTTGAAGTAATAATAACCGTGCTATCTTCCTTAACTACATCACCTACAGTAAAATTGCCAGCCTTATCTTCTGCGTCTGAAGCTTCAGTAAAATCATTTAGCCGAAGTTCTTCCGCTTTTGCAGACATTGCAGCCGCGTCAAAATTACCTACACTCTGCATAGCAAGAATCTTGTACTGCAGTTCATTGATAATGCCGAATGCTTTTCCCATATCCTTGCTCAGATTCTGTAGATTCTGCATGAGTTGCTGAACCATCATCTGTGACACACGACCAGCCATCTGTAGGTTCTTCAACTCTTTATCTAAAGAGATGAGCATCTCAGTCTTACTAAGCTTAGGTTCCTGCTTTACACCACGCTGCATTCCACGAATTGCTTTCATTAGTTATTCTCCAGACAGTGCTTATAATTATTTAACATCATTTCTGATTCTCCTTGAGTCTTTTACAAAAGAAACGTAACAATTCTACTTCTTCAGATGTAAATTGTCCAACCGTATTTTCCATCTTTGTACCGAGAATCTTCCCCAACTCTGTATTGAGAAATGTACGCAAGTTGTTCTCGATCTTATCAAAGATCGGACCCTTCTGTTTAATAATGCGCTTGCCTAAGACTTCATTTATAGCATTAGCAGTCTCCAATTTCATTTGTTCATTTGTGAGTTTCGGCGCTGGTGGAACAACCATTCTCTCAGTTTCAGTTTTAGCTTTAGCTTTACTTTCTTGCGGAACAATAAGCACTTCAGGAAAGTCCTGAAGAGTTTTCCTCTGAAAACCATATTTATCTGCCATTGCAGAAAATGCTGCTCGAGCTTTAGTAAATTGAAGTTTAGTGAGTGGTTCATTATTATCTACACAGCGCTTCCAATGAGCTTCGACATTAGGATCGTGCATTAAAATTCGATCTACACCAACCGATTCTTCCAGCTCTCGAAGAGCCTCTAAACCATCATCATTGAGTAGTGACTCTCGACCGTATATTTGCGGCCATACGAGCTCACCATAAAATGAACGATCAAAAACAATATCTTTGTGAGCAGCTTGTGCTACTAACTGCATCTGCTCTTCAAGAAATGCATCTGGAGTCATGCCTTTTGGTGGAGCACTCTGATGAATAAGCTCAAAACCCTTAGCTACAAAATGAGCTGCAACGCTAGACTTACCTGTTCTATCTAAACCTTCAAGAATAACAAGAGACACAATTTACTCCAATTTGATATAACATATAGATGAATTATACTCATCAAAAAATCATCATGAGTACAATCCCTTCATGCCAAATCTAATTAAAAATAATGCTTTAACATTCGATGATGTTCTTCTTGTACCACAATATTCTGACATTGCTTCACGCAGCGAAGTAGATATCTCAACGTCACTATTTGGTATTCCGTTTCCAACTCCTATATGTTCTGCCAATATGGACACAGTTACTGAAGTTGCCATGGCAAATGAAATATTTCGCTTAGGCGGACTAGGAATGCTACACAGATATGCACCTCATGAAAAGGTAATGCAATGGCTCAAAGAGATCCATGAAGCTAAAAACATTGCTATTCCCTCCATTGGTATTAAACCGGAAGATTTTAACTATGCTCTAGCATACGTCGACGAAGGCGCTGTCGCGGTAAATATTGATATTGCTCACGGTGACAGTGCTCACATGGTTGAAATGGTAAAACGTCTCACTAAAGAAGGCGTAGATGTCATTGCGGGCAATGTTGCTACTTATGATGGTGCAGTTCGACTAGTAGATGCGGGAGCTAAAGTTATTAAAGTTGGTATTGGCCCTGGTTCACTCTGCACTACACGAATCGTCACTGGACATGGTGTTCCTCAGTTATCAGCCATCGAAGATTGTGCAAAAGTTAAGAATTACTCTCCTAAGGTCTCTATTATTGCTGATGGCGGCATACGCAATTCTGGTGACTGCGTAAAAGCTCTAGCATTTGGAGCCGATATGGTCATGATTGGCTCTATGTTTGCAGGGACTGACGAAACACCAGGTAAGACGATAGAGATTAAAAACAAAGACGGTCTAGCATACAAAGCAAAAGCATATCGAGGAATGGCTAGTAGAGCAGCTCGCGATTCTGTAACAAAGACAGATTCATCGTATACACCAGAAGGTGAATCAACTTTCATTCCAGTTAAGGGTCCTGTAAAAGACATCATCAATCAATTAACTGGCGGAATTCGATCAGGTCTCAGTTACTCTGGAGCTCACAATCTAAAAGAATTGCGTGAGTTTGCTGAATACGTCACCATTACTGGCAACGGTATGGCTGAAAGCAAGCCGCACTTGCTTACTCGTCAATAAGCTTATTGATTGGATTAGCCAATGTCTGTCCTTCAATGTGGTTGGCCTTGGTTGCCCCAAATTGCTTGGCAGATTCCCGTAGAGAGGCATGCACTACATTATGTGCAGCATTTGCCTTAAGCTGTTCCATCTCCATTTCATGCTTCTCTTTATCTCTATCATGCGCTGCTTCAGCGTGACGATGCTCTTGTTCCATTTTTTGTTGTTCTACTTGAGCCTGTTGCGCCTGCGCGTCTTGTTGAGCCATCATCTGCTTTTTCTGATCTTTTACATTGATAAAAGATGATAAAAGTTGCTGCCAAGCCATAAAGCTCTGATCACCTGGAATGTACTGCAATTCCTTGCGCTCTGCAGCACCCTTATCTCCCAAGAACATCTCACGAATCTCACCACGAGTGTAATTCTTCTCAACCAATGCCCAAAATGCTGCGCTCAGAGGTAGATCAGCGATTTTATGTGGAATTGCATCTTTCTGCGCTTGGCGAAGAACATCATTCATGCTCTTATATACTGATACTTCAGCCTGAAGTTGAGCAATTTCAGTCTGCGGAGTTTCATCTGTGTAACCAGTAAACGTAAACTGATACTTAGCTGCTAAGTCCTTGTCAAGAGCAGGAAGTATGTCGCAGTTGATCATATCCTCAATAAATGTCAAGATAGGCAAAAGTCCACGTTCACGCGAGTAATTTACCTTATATTCTCCACTCTGTTGAGTCATAGCCATTCGACCATTGCTAGAGATCAAATAGTCTAGTCCTAATTCCATAGGATCAATTTGAAATTGAGTACAGAGAATACGCATCAGATGGTTATTAAAATTGATGTATTCCATTTCCCGCGCTGATGCTGAAATTGGAACCCACTGCACCTCTTCAAGACCGGCAACAATAGGCGTTCTCCAGGCATTCTGCTGACCAGTAATACTGTTGTAAAAAGAACGTCGGAAATTGGCGAGCTGCTGTTGGGTTACTGTCCCCTTAAGATGCAAGATACCCTTTGAGGCATAACCATGCGTAAAAAAGTTTGCATTAAAATTTTCAACATCAAGATGGGAACGTACGGTAATAATTGCTAATTCAAGAGGACTATAACAATAACCTCTAGAATCAATAAAGTTCTGAGGATTGAAGAGCTTGAAAATCATATCCTCATCGCCAAATGTAGCTAATGGACGATTGTCATAAGACACTTGCACATACTTCTCGTATTCGTGTTCTGGCGTATTGACCTCTTGAGAATTTCTTGGATCATTGTCACTCTTAGGCTCATTGAGCTTTTTAGAAGCCTTAGCATCTGCTTGAACGGTGGCCTTTGGTAACTGTTTATTAATCAAATAAACTGACTCAGCGGGTCTAGGGCGAAATCTATGCAGACCACCATTTCTGGTCTTAACCTTCTCAACTGCAACATGTCCAAAGGTTAGAGCATCACGAATAACTAATTTTAGGAATTCGCCGAATAGGATTCTATCCTCTGCTGGAACACCATCTCGACGACCACAATGATAAATGAAATCCTCAAGCTGCGCTATTTCGTCGCGCTCTTTCTGAGAATAATCGGACGTATTGTCGCGCTTATGAAACCGAAACCCCATCTCATGGCGACGATGTTCTGGTCTAGAAAAACGTGCTGCAGTATCTATCCGGCATTGAATAATAGAAGAAATTAACCAATCGCGCAACGAAACCTCTTTAAGAGTTCTATTGGTAATTCGACTTAATTTAGTCTTATAGTTATAGTTGTTGCTGACCATATCAAAATACGGATCATCAACAAATTGTCGAGCGATCTTCTTCTCATCGTCAACTACCTCAGGTTTTTGAGGCAGCATGTCGGCAATATTCTCTGGTGCCGAAGTTGGCTCAGGAGCTGAAACTCCATCTGCCTTTAAAAGTTCTTGAATTTCACTTTGAATACCTTTCTTTAACCAATTATCCCAGAATGCCATTTTCATCCTCGCCTTACTATTCTACCTTAATCTAAGTCCTATCTAGACCTAAAGTGTCGAAAATGACATGCGTTATACCGAATAGACTAGCTAAAAGTTCCACAAAAATGAACCTGACCCTCCAGATTCACCCTCTTGTTCATTTTCAGCCTCTTTATCTAATTCACGAGATGTTCCAATCTTGCCTAACTTAGTTAGATCAGGCGGTTCTTGATTAATAGCTAGTCCTTGAGATAAAGCATATTCCATTGGAGTTGGCATACGATTATATTCCCCAACAGGGGTTTGTAACCCCTCTAAATCATTAAAGGCTAGACCGCCACCAAGAACCACAGTACTCTTGCCAAAAAGAATAAACATGATGTATCGTAAGGCATCAATCCAATGGTTATCGCTATCTTCAGGATCATCGGTCAATTCACCAGCAGCGTTCAACTTATAGTGATACTTAGTGAATTCATCAATAAGTGGCTTACATGTCTCTTCTGCTAAAAATATCTTAGGTTGTGGAAAACCAGGGACACGTAGAAATTTCTTAACAGTCTGAATACTTGCGTTAATTTCTGGCTTGATGGCATCATTGGCGCACGGAAGACCAGCTTTCTGCATCTCTAACACTGACCCCTTATCGGCAAGATCAGGGGCATAGAGCTGACAACGATACTTATTATGATACTTGGTCTTTAACTGATGAATCCACATGGGCTGTGAAATATAAGTCATACCGTCACATTTAACTACAAAAATATTCTCATTCTTATCTACAAAAAGATAAACAACTGTATGAGGATTAGACCAACCCCAGTCAATTCCGCCGTAACAAGGTAGCCCAAGCTCTAGACATTTCTTAACAAATAAATCATGTGTACATGTACCAGGAAATTCTCTACCAGTCAAAATCAGCCACATCTGGTTCCAAGTCTTAACATGAACCTTTTCCTCGAACTCTTGAAAGATTATGCCTTCTGAAGAAGGTTTTAGATTGAATAACTGAGACGCTGCCCAATCATAGCCCTCACCTAATATCTTTTGATTGAGCTCGTCAATACTCTTGAGCATATTACTCTTAGAAATTTGCTTTTTTGCGTCACCGCGACAAAAAACAGCAACTGGACAAGTCCGGCACTTATTAAACATTCCTTTTTCTAAGAAAAAATCTTTTTGTTTAGAAGATTCTAATTTACTCCAAGCTTCTGTTGTAAGAACTTCCCCCTTTTCGATGTTTAGATAATAATCTGTAGGGATTGTTCCAGAACGCTCATCTAAACACCTCTCCGTGAATTCTAGGGCCGTCCAACATCTGATATGACGTACACGTTCCCCTCTCTTATTGATCGCATTTTCCATCATCTCGTTCATAAGACCAGCACGAGATTTTCGTGTAGAGATGCCAATACGAAGAGGTTTCTTCCCCTTCTTAGTATCTAACATGCCTGCAACTTCTTTAATAGCCTTAAGTCCTTCTCCTTGTAGCGTATCTAATTCATCACAAGATACAAGCGAACAGTGAACACCATTTAGCGCCTTCATGGTTGTCGGAAGAATTTCCATAGCACACTTAACGCCATTCACCTCAAATACGCTCTTAGACATCGTATTCTTCTGTAAGATCTTCTGACTTTCAGGGACTCCGGGTGGGTCAATGATCTCCTTAACGTTCGGCGCAACACAAAATTGTTGAATATACTCATAAGCACGCTCTGCTTGTTGCATAATTGCACCAACATGAGCAATATCGCGTTGATCATGAAGCATAATCATGAATTCAGCAATAGCTGCACCCAACGTTTTTCCAGAACCACGAGAAGCGACATACAGCAACTCTTGAATTTTCTCGGGATTATTCTTATTAACACAAATGTCGTATATCTGCCACACTACCTCAAGAGGATTGGTGTCTGCATGACGAGAAACAGTATGATCAGGAAGATCAAGACCAAGAAAATACTTGATCCAAGCCTTACACTCAGTCTTAGTCTTACAGGGCTTCAACATGATAGCCCGTTTTTGCTCTACTGTAAGCTGCGACTGTTTCTTTTTAGCCATTCTCAATGTCCATGATGGTTACTTCTTTAGCCTCTTCTTTTGGCTCTGGCAAGGCACGCTGATGTGCTGTGAGAGCACCTAACATAGGCGAAGCTTGTTTTCCTTTATCCGCACCACCAGAAGTAGCACCTGTGACAATCTTGAGGAGCGTGTCGGTAATGTCTTTATAATCCTTAATTGAAGTAATGCGCAGAGCAGGCTTAGGTGTGTTGACGGGATCTTTAACATATTTTGTCATTGCCTCAAGATGTTCAGCATTAGCTACAGCCATCATACTAGTTAGAAAGTCTACTTGATCTAAAACACTCTTAACTACCTTAGCTTGAACACGATCCTTCAAAGTCGACATCATCCTGTCACGATCTGATGGCCAACGTTTATAAGCTGCCGTAAAAGCAATCTGCCCTAGAGGATACTGAGGAAAGTTCTGTGCAAGCTTAACAAGAGGTTCACCTAGAAGATAGAGCTCAAATAATTTCGCAGCCTCGAGATCTGGTATAGCACCTGCTGTCTTATGTGCTCGTAACCATCTAGTCGCTAACTTAATCTCTTCCTCTGAGAGACCATATTTCTCTTGTTCTGTGAGCGATGTTTTTAAAGCCATTTTATGTCCTATTCATTTTCTAATTCTTTCCAAATTGGATTTTCTTTTATCACGGCAATAATGTGCCGAAGTCTTACTAATCCTATCCCCTTTATACTACTAATTTGATGAAGTTCACAACCCAAAAGCAATAAACGGATCACCGATTGCTCTAAATCTGAAAATTGGTCAAAAACTCGGTGCAGATCACGATCAAGAGAATTTTTCATATGTTTCCACACAGTGACTTGAAGTAAGTCTTCTTCACTATATCTTTTTCTAATTTGGAACAAATGATCAGACAGTGTAAATATATCTCTATTCTCTAAATAACTAACCCAGAGTTCTTGCTGCTCATCTTCATCTGGTGTCAGGCAGTTGATTATATTTACCATCTCTATTGTCTTCATTTTCAGCCTCAAGACGATCTACGTATAGGTCGAAACTGATAATGTTAGCTTTTGTAGTCCACTTAGGTCCACAGTAGTCCATTACGAATGAACTTAAGATCTTTTGAAAATCAAGGCACCCTTCTCGCTGTAATAGACGCTTAAATCTCCACATATCAAATAATGACTTAGATATAGATAGTTTATTATATTGAGCTATCTTCTTAAGAAGCCCAGAAGGAACATAAATGATGTAATCTACTAATTTTGCTTCTGGCGTAATTTTAAGTTCTACTGCACGAACATCTTTGTGAACTATAGATCCGCAAAAGAATAGTTGATTTTTGACATTATCAGACACTAATCCATTGTTCAACAACCAACGATCAGAGTCCATAATCTGCGCAACATCAATCTTTTCCATATCTTAATTATATCAGACTGCTCGAGATCTTGTCTGTCCTAAAACTTCTATTGCTCTCTTTAAGACTTTATCCTTATCTAGATTCCCATCATAAACCTTATCAACGAACTCAGAAAGAATCTGTTCCATAGAAATTGAATTAATAGAGACCTTCTTGTGCTTTTTGTCAGTAAAAACTGTCTTAAGACTTATACTAAGATCTTTAACTAACTTAAGATATCTTGAAGATTCAAGGTATGCTACTACTTCAGCTTTAGGACCAGTGAGTTCGATGAGGTAATGATTGCCCTTAATTTTGTCAGCTGTAGCCTGAATAAGTAATTCATGAACAACATCAACAGACGTTGAGCTCGAAATTTCAAGATTAACGGATCTCCATGAAGGCATAGGTGTCTGAGTGAAAGAAAATTCAAACGTATTTGTGTTGAAGGTACTAATACCCTTAATTTGATTGGCATCTGATGCATCCTGACTATAAGGTGACCCTACATAAAACACTTTTCCAAGATTATGTTTCTTGTGAATATGACCAGAGATGATAATATCTGCACTAACAGAATTAGCATCTACGCCTTCTAAAGCATTTACGGGGCCATAATCAGCACCCAAAAAGGTCTGGTGCGCAACACAGATTGGTTGCGTCTTCTTTGGGAAATCCTCTCCATTAGGTAAATATGGAATAAATGTCATCCCAAACAAATCTTGGGGCTTATCTACAACAAAAAAATTTGTTATCTTATCCTTAAAGGGGAGAAGAGCATGATATTTAGAATCCTTAGGGAGATAATAATCGTGATTACCTACTACATAAACATATGGTATTTCAAGATCTATCACATGATAAATATGATTCATGAGCTCATTGATAACTTCCGAGCGAATAATTGCATGAGTGTCTAGTGAATCTCCCAAATTAACAACCAAATCAGGCTTCTGTTCCTCTATAAACTTATTAAGCCAAGTTAAAAACTCTAGCGCAAGAGAAAACTTATTTATACGAAGATGCATGTCACCTATAAAAAGAATATTCATTGTTACTCATTCTTTGACATAAAAACGTCTTCTAAGAGAAGATTAAAACTATTATTTTTTAACTCTTGAAAGGTTCCAACAAAAATAGGAAGCTCAATATCTGGAACAACTGTAATATGTAAACTTCCATATGGAGTATCAAACCTTTTTGATGAAAAACTATCCAAAAACATTTCTTTTGCAAGTCGATGCATAATATCTGGGTGAATAAAAGCATCCCAAGTCATATAACTCCACGGATATTTTGTATATACCCCTGAATGCACAAGTTGCTCTGTTATTCTGTCTAATATAGAAATTATACTACTATCTGACGACAAGGCATATTCGATACACACCCCGTCGGTCAGATAGTATTTGTAATTAATCTTCAAGATTGATACCGTCTAATGGATCTTCATCGTCATCAACAACAACCCCATCAGCATCAACCTTAACTGAAGTTGAATCCTGATGCGCAAAGCAAGCCTTCATAAGTTCATCCTGAACTTCCTTAGAACCTACAACAAATTGCTTCATGTTATCTTCACCCTTGATAGGGGGATGCTTACCAAATGCCCACATCATTGCATTTGGTTTGCCCGTACTCTCACTGATGGGATGAAAAATGAGACCTAAAGTCTTACCAAGCTCAAATAACTCTTCGCCAGTATTGATAACACCATTGTCATAATGATATGCAAACTGCGCTACACGAGCTGGTCGACCTAAACGATTCTTTTTTACCTTCACTCGAATAATGTGTCCAACTTGATGATCAGAACCTGATAAAGCCTTACCACTCTCAAGAACACCTTTCTTAGAATCTAGCTTGGTGATCTCGAGCATTGCATCGGCCGCATGCTTAAGAGCCTTACCCTCTGTAATCACATAAGGATTACGAAGAGCTTTTGTCGGATCAATCTCCATCGTGACTTGCTGAATTAGGAATGCGAGTAGGTTGTATTCTGCAACGATTGGAATAACCCACTTTAACGCAGTCGGAAGATATGAAGCTCCAGTGCCACCCATCTTCTGATCAGTGGTCTTCTTTGCATTCAATTCCTTTGGATACATGACAGACTTAACAGAGTCAAGAACAAACCCTCGAATAGGGCAACCGTCCTGCAACATCTCTTTCATCTCTGTCTTCATATAATCAAAGATTTTCTCTGGATCATTACTCCGACGCAGATATAGACGATCTGGATCACCACCAATCTTTATAAAGAGAGGAAGATTGAAAGAAAATTCAGCATCGAACCATACAAAAATTGCCTCTGGATCTCTGGCCTGAAAATCTGCAATTGCCATCATTGCAAGTAAGGACTTACCAGCAGATTCTGGGCCATAAGGAACATAGATCTTGCCGGGCTGAAACCCACCAATATCCAACGCCCAATTGAGTGAAGGTGATCGAGATGGCAGTACTGGAGGTAGTGCGGTCTTCAATTGAGAAGCTACCATCCCAAAGTCAGCAGATAATTTTGATAACCATTTATTCATTAGAATGTCTCACTTACTTCTGCATAAACGGGACGTCCAACTTGCGGAAGTCGCATGTAACGAGGAAAACAGTGAGTTGTAGCTGTAACTGCCTTACCATCACGAACCCTATTTACCGTAAAAGAAACTTGATTACCGTCCAAAACAACACATACTGTATCACCTACTATCATACTTTCGCGCGGCAACCAATGTACAACGCAGCCCTCATTATTATTTTCAAATTGGGCAAGACTAAGAGTGACTAGAGTTCCATCATTTTTTGATGCTTTAGTAAATTTAACTTTCATAGGTTATTTTCCTTTTATATTACATACCTTCAAAATCAGTCATATTAATGTCTGCATATGTAACCTTCTTAAGGTCATCATGTGCCTGTTTAAGTTCACTGAGCTTTCCCTTAAGCAAAATTACTAGTGCTTCTGTTTGTGCCTTCTGATCCTTTGCTACCAAAACGTCAGGATCAATGTTCACATATTGTTTCCGCGCTTCCGACGTATCCTTGATACTCTTGGCATCGAGATATGCTTTAGCGTTTTCTAGATAGGCAATAGATTCAACATACTCAAGTCTTGCTTTCGCTTTTGCATCAGCTTTTATCGCCTTTGCATACAAGGTTGTTGCGATATCCTGGCCTTGAATAAAATCCCGGAGATAGACAGGCGCCATTGCTTTATTAATGGACGCCATGTCTTCAATCTTGTTTACGTAAGTAGCTAATTGAGTGATATCTATTCCCTTCTCGGGTAGATCACTCATATATTACCCCTTTAAAATCGCATCTGCCTGACGCATGAACTCATCGTCATCTAGCACAGAAGCAGAGACTGTCTTCTTTGCGGCAGTCTTGGGCGCAGGTGCCTCCTCGTCATCTGCGTCCTGGAGCTTCAGTGCGACAGGTGCCTTGCCCGTTGACTTAGCAGTTGACGTTGCCTCAGTTTTAGTTGTTTCTTTTTCGTTGGCCGTCTTGACTGCAGTAGTAGGTCCCGCTACTACTTCTTCCTCTGAATCAAGATTAACAGGAACAGTGAGATTCGCCTCAGGGCAAATTTCATAAAAATTATCTAAATTTGCTTGAAGTACTTCATTTAGCTCATCATATGAATTTGTCTTATAGACTGAGCTTAGATCATATGCTAGATTGTCAAAATTCTGAACAACTGCTTCAGGTAGAGGCGAACGATCATCTTCCTTCATGATCTTTCCATTTACCTTTACAGCAGTCTGAACTACATTAACAGTATATGTTGTGTTAAATTTTTCACCAGTTCTGCTGATGTCAAACCAAACACCAGAATCATCATCTGCGCTATTGAGCGAAGTCGGATCCTGATTGTAATCACGGATATACTTGTTCATCTTCTCCTTCATATCCTTATGAGCTGTTGCCTTGAGCTCTAATAGACCTACGACGCCAGCCTTATCAACTGCGTTGTATAGATAAATTGTCTTAGGAGAGAGATCGCGAATAAACTGTGCTAGACGAGCAAACTTAGGATGCTTCTGCACTGCCTTATCATCAAGGCCTCGAGCCTTAAGTGTACCTTCCATTTCATCTAGACGAGTACGGAGGCTGTCAACGAACTCAACAACAGGGTCTCGCTTCTCATTCATTAGAGAACCTGCAAACGGACGAACGCGGCCACTCCCTGGATCAGTGAGTCCCCAAATAATCTGCCACTTTCGATAGGGATATCCGTTAGAATTGTCTCCAAACGGAGGGAGAATGCGAAAAACATTACTACCATTCTTTACTTTATGTCGAATCCACTCCTTAGAGGTCTTGAGTGAATCCATATTTAGTTTAATCTTAGTATTTGTATTCATAGGTTATTTTCCTTAAAGTCAAAGGGTATCTTCAAAATCAGCTAGCTGATCCCTCAGATTCCTCCTTGGTTACAGCCGGCTTTCCAACAATTTTCTTAGGTTTTAGCCCAAGATATTCTTCTATGTCTTTTTCTTCAATAAAATCAATACCATGTCTAGTAAAAGCACCGGTATCACTCCAATTACCAACATAATAGATCAACTTAGTTCCATTAGGTCGATTTTTAATATTATACTCCAAAACTTTCTCAAACACATTCGGACATTCTTTTTTTATTAGACGAACGATAATTTTGCTCAACCCATCTTCATTATTGAAAGATAGTCCCTCATACTGAGAAAGAGGTATCTTAAATATATTTAGATCTGGATCGTACTTCTGTCTAACAGAATTGAGAATATCACGCAGATGATTTATACCTGTTAAATTTTTCTTAGCTGCCTTATGAGCATTTTCTCGAATTTGTTCAAGAAAATCTGGCGCTCTAATAACTATTTCATTCTTTCTTAAAGTCTCTGGAGCTACTCTTACATTAACAAACTTTGACATTTTATGTCCTCTTATTGAGAGAGATTATACCGTCTTCATTAATCGTTAGAAAGACGCTGTATCTCATGTACATCTAAGCAGATTGGAGTTTTCCAGCCAGGCTTTAATTCACCTTTAACATAGACAATAGAATTCTTATTCCAACCAAGAGCCTTCTTCATTTTCCAATCAACACATTCAAGGGTCGCATACCCATCAGAAAGATGAATTGAAACCTTTGACCAAGGTTTTCCATTCTTTTTAGAAACACCGTGCAAAAAAGATGAAGACTCATACAACAATATCAATCCAACGTCTTTGTCTATTTTCCCACAAAAACCTTCTGCCACTTTAATATTAGCAAGAATAGGAACTTGCCCCATTAAAAATGGAACTGCGGCCCTATTCGTCTGTGTTAGAGCATTTAATGAAAGTGAAGCTTCATCTGTATGATACCGCTTAACAAGCTCCATAATATCTGGATTACTAAGCAATGTCTTATTAAAGACCTTGTTCGTCTCCTTTTCCATTAAGAAAATAGAAAGTGGATCATACTTCAGTACATCTTCTTGAAGTTTTATAGGCTTCTTCCGAAGTTTCTTAAATTTTTCAATAAAATCCTTGCGCCGATCAGCATAAGGAATAGAGTCATCTATTGCCATCATATCGTCGGCAGCTCGTCCTTTGATAAGAGCAGAAATACCACCCGTATTACATTTAGCGTGATCAATACGATTTACAAAGTCCTCAAGACTTGAAAAGGGTCCCTTAGAACACAGTTCTTGAACTACTTTTGGGCCGATACCTTTGATAACAGACAATGGGGCATATATGTACTCTTTTCCTAGACCCAATAGATCTTCATTTCGCACTACAAACCTATCAGATGGATTTTTTAAAGACGGTGATCGCACTATATCACCTAATTTAGATACATAATATCTAAGCTTATCTTCTTTTAAGTTTAGATTTAGCATCGACGCCCACCACTCAAGCTTATGATGATGCTTCAAATACATTGTTATGTATCCCAATTCCCCATACGCATAAGAATGCGATCGATTAAAAGAATAGCGCGAAAAAGCTTCAATCATTTCACACAGCTTGTCAGCTTGTTCTATAGACCAATTTCTTGCTAAAACATTCTCTCTCAACTTAGCAAATGTTGATTGGATTACATCCTTCTTTTTCTTAGCGATAGCTGAACGAATTAGATCAGATTCTTCACCAGAAAATCCACCAATATCGCGAAGAATAGCCATAATCTGTTCCTGATAAACAGCAACAGAGTAAGTCTCACTCAAATAAGGTTCTATATCAGGATGAATGATATATGGATCCTTTTCTCCATTCTTTACCTTCATGTAGAGCTCAGCAGCCGAAAGGGATTCTTTTCCCCCATTTTTAATCTTAACGTTGCTCAATTCAATTTGAAAATCTAATGCGCCAGGACGAGCAAGAGCTGTAAAATCAGCTAAGTGCTTTCTACTTAATGGACAAAATTCTTGCACCATTCCTTTAATGAGATCAGTATTAAACTGAAATGATGAATCTGTATCTTTGTTATAAAAGTCAGCATAAACGCCAGGATCTTCGGGCAAGCGATAAATAAGCGGCACGCCGTTTTCTTCCTGTAGATAATCAATACCTTTAGCCTTCATAAGGTCAATACAATCAGATATCGCTGTCAACGTTGATAGCCCTAGAATATCGGCCTTAACTAATCCGCTCTTTTCAACCATACTAGCTTCATACTGAGTCACCCGTATCAATTCGCCCGTGTCTTTATCTTCTAGCATCATCGTCGGAACACGATCAGCAGAAAGATCTAGAGTAGAAATAACAAACGCAGAAGCATGTCGCCCCCAGCCACGAACTGTACCAATAAGCTTATTAACCATTTTTTGGATATCTGGGTGAATCTCAAAAAACTTTGCTAAAGTCTTATTAAGTTCAATGATTCCATGGTTATAGTTGCCTTCTTGGTCAGTATATCCATACAAGAAATCATGCTCATCAACTCCTTGTGGAGAGTCTGGAATTGTATCGCATATCGCTCTTACCTCTGGATCATTCCCATTCTTACCAAAGATTGCATACATAGCATCCTTAATAGCATTTTTAGTCTTCATTTTTTGAAATGTAGCTATTTGTGCAAAACCTAATCCATATTTTTCTTGCAAATATTTAACAATTAACACTCGATCACGATCGCCAAAATCACCATCAATGTCTGGAAATGACCCTGCTCGAATACGAGCATGTGACAAAAAACGCTCAAAAGGTAGATTAGCCTTAATCGGATCAAGATGAATTATCTTTAAATAGAAAGAAATTAAAGATCCACCGGCCGATCCGCGGGCAAGATTCTGAAGAATACCCTTTGAACGAGCAAAAGTACCTATATCTTCATAGACCAAAAAATAGGGAAGAAAATTAAGCTTCTCATTCTTCATGATAACATCTAATTCGGTTTTAAATCGTTGAACATAAGCAGGATCATTATTCCAGCGACCATGAGCCTTAATACGTTCCATCATATAGTAATAAGTCTGTTGGTCATAATCTGAAGTTTTAGCTTGGATATGCTCTGGAATGTGAATCTTTGGAAGGTGGTATTCAAACTTAATCTCTATACTCTTGGAGCGCTCTAACGGAATATAAGTATTATCAATCCATTCCTTAAATCGCTCTTCGGTCATCCACTCTTCACCAAGATGAACTTGAAGCTTCTTAAACATTTCCTCGGCTAAAAGCTGGTGATAACTCTCATGAAAGTACCAACCATTAGAGTTGCCATTCTTTAGAAGACAATCCTGGATGATCTTATCATCAGGATATACGAAGTGTGCATCTGTAACTGGTATACACCGTCCACCGTATTTCTCAACCATCTCTTTAAGAAAGAGATTGTATCCTCGTTGCTTATTGTGATCACAAGTGCATTGATCGCCGCCCTGTTCGACAGGAAACGCATCGAAACTACCAGTCTTTTTATTAAAGTCGTGCGTGATATCTCCAACATGAAATTCGATAAGTAAATCATCACCAAACAGTTCCTTATACATTAGGAATCGCTCTTCAGCGAGTTTCTTATCTTTATCCTTCATGATGGCCTGTCCAATCGGAGACACAATACATCCTGTCCCAAACATCAGACCAGCCTTATATTGCTTAATCTGCTCATAAGTTACTCGAGCTTTTATAGAGCCATAATAACTTACTGTGTCATTATAGGCCAATGAAGCTAACTTCATTAAGTTATGGTAACCCTCATTCGAGCAGGCCCAGCAAGTAATGTGATAGTGCCCCTCGTCTTCAGCATTTAACTTAACATACAACTCAACGCCTGGGATCAACCGTGCAGCGTTTATTGGATACTCCGGCTTAGGAGGCTGGTTTGGATTTTCCTTATTCCACTCCTTGTTTTCTTTGTTAATGTTCTTGATAAGATCAGAGGTACGCAGTGCGTCATACATACTAATTGCTGTTCCATGATCAGTAATCGCAAGACCGGGTGTTTCTGTCTCCAAGCACCAACGAACCCACTCTTGAGGAGAAGGAACGGCATCTAGTAGACTGTACTTACTATGATTGTGTAGTTGAACTACTGGTTTAAAGTTAGGCAAGAGTTTGACCTCAATCTAATGGTGTTGTAGTTTTCTTTATTTTATAAAGTTGATTTGCGTACCAAATTAAAGCATGAGCCTGTACCCATAGAGAATACCTAGAATAGAATTTTGGGCAATTAGGTAATCTAATTCCAGCTGCATCAATCCATTCTGCAGACCAAAATCCTTCATCATCACTATTCAGTAGCAAATGAAATGAACGACTAGTTAGCATTTTGCGATCTCAAAAAGTAATTCTCAACTCAGGATCTTCTTCTGAGTATTCTATAATTTCAGCGCTCTCTAATGTCTCAAAATAACCACACCAAGGCGCAGAAAATTGCACATCATTTCCATTATCCAGTTTTAAAATAACTGTAAAATCATACTCCTGGCCGGCATGCCATGTCGGCTCCACAGGAGGAAAGGGACTCGACGGAACATAATAATATCTATTGTTATGTTGATACCATAAATAATGTTCTTTGATACGCTTAAGTGCATCTTTCGCAGCATCAAGGCTCTTCCAGGTCATTGGAAGAACTCCTTCATCTTTGTAAGTTCTAAAAGAATCACCTGTTTCATAAAAATACTTTATTTTGTATAAGGTCATTTTTTAGTTCTCTCGTAAGTAATATGCCGACAAAATCGTCGAAGACGCTGAATTTCTTTTAGAGCTACTTCAAGTGCTTCCATAAAATCCCACCACTCACCCATCACTCCTCTTTTTCGATATTCGAGAACATAAGTAGATAAAATCTGTCTTTGATTCTTACTAAGTCTAGATCGCATTAATCCCTCGTAAGCAACTGTTCCAATGTCAAAGGTAAAAAATTAGAAACATCTACACCAACATTGATCGTGTTGCCTTTTCGTTTCCACTTATCGTGAACATGACCACAAAGGAAATAATCAAAATTGACAGGGGCAACGACTCTCAATTCTTCCGGATACCAACGTTCACCGGAGTCAAAGTGCATGGGAATATGTGCTAGAAAAAGCTTATAACCATTGATATCAATTTCTAATTTACGATGAATCTCATCAAAACCTGCTTCTCTTAACAGAGAATCTTTACGATCATGATTCCCCTTAATAAGGATTACCTTTCCCTTTAGACGTCTACGAATAAAGACATTGTCTTTTGGGCCCATAGAAAAATCCCCCAAAAGATACACAGTATCTTCTGACCCAACAACAGAATTCCACTTAGATATCATAACTTCATTCATCTCTTCGACAGAAGAGAAGGGTCGATTACAGTACTTAATGATATTAGCGTGACCGTAATGAGGATCACTGGTAAAGAAAATTTTCATATTATCCTTTATTCTACAAAAATAAAAAGAACCCATTCTTTGAATGGGTTCTTAGTCTACAAGAGATCTAACTAAGACTTAAGAAAAAGTAAAGTTTAAATCAATAGATGTGCTTACTGTATCCGTAGTATTAAGAGAAGGAGTACACTCGAAATCATATACTAATTGATTCGAAAGTTGTTCACTGATACCGCTTAGATAGGCCTTCAGAATAAGGTTATTACCCTTATTATTTCGTAAGGCAGCAGGAGAAAAGGTCGATGGTATCGTTACCGTAAACGTCTTTAGACCAAGAGCTGCATTTGTCTGTAGTCCTGCTGTTATTGTATCCCACTGACCTACTCCAGTCCCTGTACCCACAAGTGCTACACCAGCATCATGTGCATCCTTCATCTTTTGGGCAAGACCATCTGCGCCTATGTAGTACTCATCTCTCAGTGACATTTTGTCTCCTTAAACGTTATTTAACCCAGAACTTGGATTTACTGAACCATCTTGAATCTCTTGAATCTTATCTAGTAAGAAGTTAATCTTCGCCTTCTCATAGTTCAGAGCACTATTATAACCTGCACTGAGGTCTTTAACAATGTTTTTAGCAGCAGTAAGCTTCTCATCAGCTGCTCGTTCTTCCTTAATCTGACGCATCTTCTGCTCTGATTCAACCAGAAGTGCAGTCGCCTCATCTTCATTTAAATCTTTCGCATTATCAACAAATGACTGACTGAGTTTCTTAGTTTCATCTACCATGGTTAAGCTCCTTATTTATTTAATTAAATCTTTAATAGACAAGGCCCTTTGTACCACAGAATTCAAACCCGGAGTCTTTTTCTTTGAAAGATACCTTTTTAAGGCCTTTAAAGCTTCTAAAGAATTAATAGTTTTTGCCTTAATTTGAGCCTCTAATTCGTCTAACTCTTTAGTGTACTGTAAGGTCAAACGAGTAATTCGTTCTTTTTGAGTTTTTAAATTATGGCAAGAATCACATATTCTCTGAAGATTGTCTTTAGAACACCAAAGACGAGAAATAAACTCATTCCAGTCTATGAAGCCATCATTGACTGAAATGACTGGTTCTTTATGGTCAATCGTTATCTTAGTACTTCCTACCCAAGTTAAACAAACTTCACATTGCCGCTGAACCCAATCTTTTTTAGCTCTAGATCCATCTTTTAGATAACGAGGTACCTCTCTACGTGATTCTTGCATCTTCTCTACCACTAATGGTGATCTAGCAAAAACACGTCTAAGTGCACCTCTAATAGCTGCATTTTCATTATAAACTTTCTTCATACAGAAACTATTTTACTTCTTGCGCACATTTATCTAATGACCACTGTCCATTCTCTTCAATCTTAAGAACCTCCACATTAACCTTACCTGGATTAGGATTCTTGAGTTGCTGAGCAACCTTTACAGGATCCTTCTTAGAGGGAGGAGGAAGACCACTTGGAATCTTATTAACAGAGGGCTGTTTTATTGATGGCTTAGGAAGACTCAGAGAGGGTTGCTTTAGAGCTGGAACCATAAGATCCTTACTTATCCCTGTCTTAATAGAGAGTAAAGATTTAAGCAACTCTTTTGTCTTTTCATACAGCTCAAGTTCATTCATAGAACCTATTATATCAAGACTTGAGGCATTATGGCAGATATGCCATTACGCTTTTCAACTCTTAAGATCTTATCAAAAGATGCTCTCATCTCTGATGCATGATCAATAACGACCACTTGACGCTCATTAGAAAGGTCCTGGATGAGTTTTAACGCAAATTCTTTGCCAGAAGCATCTAATCCATCAAATGCCTCATCAAAGATGATGGGGGAGATATCCATGCCAAATTGGCCCTCTAAGATCTTTAAAAGGGCCACATCAGCACAAATCGATAGTGCTCTCAATTCACCGCCTGATAAACTACCTATCGAGATAGGTTTACCGTCCATTGTAATGGATTCGGAAAATTTGGCAGTAATTTCACCCTTAACATTTTCCTTATAACTCTGTAATTCATAGGTAAGATTAGGCCACAACATCTCAATATATTTAACGATATGCTCATTGAACAAATGTACTGCTGAATCAAGGATATATGCTTGTGCGCCAGTAGATGAATAAATAGCCGCAACGGTCTCTTGAAGTTCAATCTCTGCACCTATCTCAAGAAGCCTTAAATTGTGCATCTTTCTTTGTTCTTGCAATTCATTGATCTTTTCAACTAATCTCGCATTATCATCCAACTTTTTATTCAAATCTCGAATTTCGATCTCAAGGGAGTTAATCTTAGTTGTAAGCTCAATTTTAGCAAGAGAAGCTTGCTCATAAGCCGTAGATTCTTTCCTTTTACGTTCCTTAAGCTTTAAGAGTAATTCATTAACCTGATTTTCGCCTAACAATGCACTATCAATCTCATCTATTTCTTTTTTTAGACAATTACGCTCAAGCTTTTTATTTTCCATCTCTGTATTGTGCATTTTCTCTGCATGAGAATTATCTAGAAAAGAACCACACATAGAACAGGAAGAAGCTTTCGAGAAAGGTCTTAAATTTTTCCCAAGTTTTTCCCATTGAGAGAAAAGTAGATCACGCTTAGTACGCATCTGAATAAATTTAGATCTCTTAGTGAGAATGTCTTCCTCTAATTTAGAATATTTAGTCAGATCTGGTTTCTGTACACTTTGCTCTTCGCTTAAAGACTTTAAGAAGTTTTGTTTTATAGTTTCCTTCTGACTTATAAGTAAGTTACAAGTAACTTCATCAATTACAGATTCACTATAAGCATCAATTTTTGCTTGTAATTCAGACATTTTTCGACTAAAATCATTACTTTTATACTGTAATGAAGCAATAACTTCATCACACTTTTTTTTGCACAAATTAAAATGATCTAGATTTAGAAGTTGCAATAAAAATTGCTTCTTATCAGAATCATTTAAAAGAAGAAAACGCGTGCTCGAATTTCCCTGCGAACAATATATCGCGGTTATGAATTGATTATAGGATAGACGAAGTCTCGCTTCCCACTCTTCTTGAGTTATCTGCAATGTCTCAGTCGTTCCATTGACCTCACGCGTAAATATAACTCCCTTAGGTCTTGATCTGGAAACTCCAAAAATCGTGCCTCCGACATCAAGTCGGACAGATACAATCCCTTTTTTCGTTCCACGTCTAACAATCTCGGAAGCAGTAATCTTCCGAGGAAGCTTGTCATAAAGGCCAAACGAGATTGCGTTAAGAATTGCCGTTTTGCCAGCCCCATTCGCTCTATCGACATCAAAATTCCAACCTTCTAATAAAAGAGATCCAGAATTACTAAAATCAACATGTGCCTTCTCAATGCTTAAGAAGTTTTCTATATCACAACTAATCAATCTCATTTTTTCTTTTTGGGTTTGCCAATAACTAATTCGCCCTTCTCATTATACACAAGCCAGCCCTCTGCTAGCATTGTTTCCATAGAGTAAATACCACTCTGGACGAATCTCGGCACTTCTACTTCCCAAAAATATTCTGTACGACGATCTTCTAATTGCTTCTTATGATCTTCCTCATGACGAATACTAAGATATGGATCAACTGTTTCAGTAACCTTCTTACTCCCTATGTTTGGAAATAAACGTGTCGCCCATCCACCACATTCACCATGCTTAATAACTTCAACTTCCTTAGAAGCATACATTTCAATTACTACACCACAATTACCACATTGATATTTGTATTTAGCCATTAAAATGTTCTCTTAAAGGGATGCCAAATTAATTGAGCGCCAAAATATGGATGAACTCCCTGTGAAGTAACTGTAAACCAAGCCTTAGGTCCAAGTTCAATCTTCCCTATTTCATAGAATAATCCTATTCCACCAAGAAAACCAGGTACCGTTCCCATAGCAGCGTCAATTCCAATCCCGATCTTCTCATACCATCTTTCTTCTAATAAATATGGATTTACACCAGCTAAAGCAATATCGACTGCAAAAACTTTCGTAGAAGATGTTGCAGAAGATCTCCAGGTGCCATCCTTATCTTGAGAAACAATCACACTGAAACGTATTGGACTTCGTTGACTTAATCTTAAGTCATAATGAGCCTTATTAGCATCACAATCAACTTCTGCCTTTCCTTTAACCTGAAAAGGATCAAGGGCACCATCTGTATCAATATCAAAATTCTTAACGCCTGGTTTTAAGGGATCAGGAATAGTAACTACGACATCTCTTGCATCTTTTAACTCTTGACGTAATTTAACAACAAGAGTGTTTACTGTAAGTAATTCTGCCTTCTGTTTCTTAAGATGATCACGAAGATTTGTTAACTCTAGATCTTTATTATCAAGTAGTTTGCTCAAATCTTTACTTTGCAGCGTCAATTTTTGATAGAGACCCTCCTTTATTTCAATTGTCTTGTCGCGCGAAGCAATCTGATTTTGTAATTCAACAATATATTCAGCACGCTGATGATCACGCACAATCATAAAAGCGGCAAATGCAAGGAAAAGAATTAAGACACTTCCAGCTACTATTAAGGCTGTTTTTAGCGGAGTCATTACTCTTGCCCCATAACACCAGTCGATTCTGACATCATCTCTCTAAAGGTACTCTTAGAGAGAGCTAATTGCTGTTCTAAACCTGCATCTCTAGGGGCAACAACTAATCCACCAAGTGTACTTAAAATAGATGCGACTGAGAGAGCATTACCAATGCTGACGCGACATACCTTTGCTGGTTCAATGATGCCAGCAACGTCTGGAGACACCAATTTATGTGTACTAGCATCAAAAATCTTCTCTGGAAGAGAATTGACGTTAATAATAGAACTACTCAACGCATTCCAAACATCATTAAAGTCTTCACCACAATTCGACAGCAAAAGCTTAAAAGGCTCTAAGAGACTCTGTTCCATGATTACCCAAGAAGGTAAACGATCTGGGTGGCGGCGTATAATATCCGCCAATACAAGCTGTACTCCACAGCCTCCTGGAATGATCCCTTCAGCAATAGCTGAACGAACAGCCTCAACTGCATCTTCTACACGGGCCTTCTTCTCTCGAGCTTCTAATTCTGATCCTCCACCGACCCAAATAGTTGAAACACCGCCGGTAAGTTTAGAAATAGCAGCCTTCACAAACATCTTTTCGCGTTCATTAGGGGCAATGGCAGCAATACTCTTAAGTTCAGCAATCCGAGCTTCTAAGAGTTTAGAATCAGAATCTGCAGTAAGAAAGGTTTCATATAAATTAATCTTAGCTGTCTTAAAGGATCCAAATTCCAGACCATCTTCTTCAATAGCAATATCTAAGTTCGCAGGATCATAAACGTGTGCACTAGTATAAGCCGCCATATCATGCAAGAACATGACTCGAGAATTAGCGATACCTCCTATTGGGGTCTTAACAGGAACTACGGTGTAACCACCTTTAGTGGTCTTAGCAAACTTATCTAGCACAACATCTGCAAAATGGTGGGCAAATACTAAAATAGGCTTTCCATATAAGCTTGTTCCTTCAACTGCTTGTTGAATTGCTGCTGGAACTTTTAGATCATTTAGAGATCCATCAAATAGAAAAACCAATCCCTCATCCATCTTTGCTTGCTGATTCGCTCTATCATTGATAAACGATACTCCTATCGTCCCAAGATCTTTAAGTCCTGAAGTAACAATACAACCTTCCATTGATTCAACGCGAATGTTAGAATCGTCAGCTTCTTCTACTAAGACTTGACCATCTTCTCCTGCTGCTATAACTGCATCTACAGCAGCTGTAGCAATAACGGTATCGCCATTTGCACTGATGGTTGCAACATTTTGTAATTCTGCCCCCGTTTTTACTGACTTAGCATATTTTGTCAAGAATGGACAAATAACCGTCTTATACAGACTGTTGAGTTCATTGATCATTCGTTGAGGGTTATATTTTGGATCGGCCTCTAAAAAATTAGAGGCATTCTGTACAAGAGCATTAGCAAGAACAATCGCCGTTGTAGTTCCATCTCCGGCCTCTTTAGCAGTCCGTAGACAGATCTCCTTTGCTGCCTCAACAACTACAGAAGCTTGAGCATTCGCCACACCAACTGCCTTTGCGACTGTTACACCATCTTTAGTTGCTAAAGGAGCAAGATTATCTCGTTCAATGAGAACTGTGCGTCCACCTGGGCCTAGTGTAGATCCTACTACTGAACTTAACTCTTGAAGAGCTGATTGAACGATTCGTTTAATCTCAGCCTTATCAGTTGTAAGTTCTTTTACTTTTTGTTTTTCGTATAGCATTTTAGTCTCTCTTGATTCTATTTTTCTCAGAATATTCTCTTATAATCTGATCGCATTTTTTAATCATCTTTTCATCTACATTAAAACCATAAAATGTATGACCAAGATGAAGAGCTGCTTTAAGCGAACCAGTACCGCCACCAAAAGGATCCAGGATAATACTTCCTGGTAAACAATCTGTCATACGGATTAAAAGTTCCGCTAAGTCAACAGGATAAGCTTCATCTAGAGAACCTGTCTCAATGCGCCAAGTATTTCCTGGACAACTGACCTCTTCATCAGTCTCTAGATACCGCCGAACGGGGAGACGATCTAATTTCCAGACTTCTCCATTACAAAAGTGAAGAACATACTCGTGTGAGTTGACAAGATTAACTTCTGATCGCTTACCTGGGAACCAGGTCTTCTCTATGACGATATTATCTATATGAAAAAATCCTGCATCTGTCATTGCCTTAGCTATCTCAAAGGGTCTACTCTTTGCTTCAATAGGAGCATAACATATCAAAAAGACAATCCCATTTGGGATCATGTGTTGTTTTAGCTTAGTGGCAAATTTCTTGAACACATCTATGTCAAATCCATCCCGTTTTCTAATAGGGACACGTGTTATACATACCTCTGTGTTCATTGGCCAAATAGCATCATTACTCATCGGATCAAGTGATGATATCCTCACAGAGGGATCAAACACATCTTGCAGTAAATTGATTTTTTTAGTTTTAGTCATTTACACTCTTATACTTACTTTCCACTTGAACCAAAACCATCTGAACCTCTATCTGTATCAGTAGACACTTTATCTACCTGAGTCATATAAAAATTGTCAGAATATGGATTAAGTATTAATTGCGCTAACTTTTCACCCTTCTTGATCACAATTGGCTGCACGCGCATCAAGGGAACACCATCTTCATCTAGGCCCTGAATTAACCAGAGATTGGTAAACACGACGTGTGGTATTCCACGATATGCCTGATCAATGACCCCCGCATAGACTAAGAGTCCCTTAGCACCAAGTCCACTCTTAGAGGTAATCTCTGCCCAAGTATTAGAGGGAAGTTCCAGTCGAATATTGAGTGGATGCTTCATCACCTGACCAGGATAGATGGTTATGTCTTCTGTTGCATATAGATCCCATCCCGCATCTGTTGTATGTGCTTTTGTGGGCATCTTTCCGCCCTCAAGGACTTCGACCTTTATCTCATAAGTCTCTTGAAAGATACTCTTTGCAAAGGCTTTAGCTTCATCTGATGTCATCTTATTCATAATTTTCCTCTTAATTGGAATCTTATACTCAGGAAGAGAAGAGACTAGCCAAATTAACTATGACAAAACAAGTGAATTGAGATAATTGTGTAAGATCAGAAGTAAAAACATTTACTTCTTCTCTCTGAGTAGTTTGCTACTCTTTTCTTCTCTAGAGAGATATTGTGTGAAGAAAAAGAGTTCTTTCGGCCTGTCGTCTACGTGTGAGACCCTTTACAACGACGCCGCCCGCATGATCCCATTTTAAGAACTGATCAGCAGCACCAAGCATATCTCCTGAATTCAATTTCTTCAGAAGAGTTGAAGAGGATAAAGCACCTATACCTACATTGTAGACAAAAGACACGAGAGCCGCAAATTGATTATCATTTATGGCTACCTTCACCTTAGCTTCAACTTCCTGACAATTCTTCTCAAGATGATTCTTTAAGAAAGAGTATGCCTGTGCTTTTGTGATAGGAGAATCTTGCATTGTGACAGCAACTCCATTTGGATAGCGAGTAGTTCCTATTCCTATCGTGGGAATACCTGCGACGTCTAGATAAGGTTGAAGTTTACATCCCTCAAATTGCTCGATGAGGTTGAGTCCTGCTTGATTTATAGTTCTCATGTTACCAGCCTTTTGGAATTGAAGTCTTTAAGCAAAAGATAGTGTGTTTATTCCAGAACTTAAAATCTTCTCTGAGCCAAGAAGTCTTAGAGCCTTCCGAAATATCCCAACTAGGGACTGTATTTGGAGCTCGAGTATACAATCCACCTTGCCAGATACCTATCACTCTTGTATGGCCCGCTACTATAC